CAAGGTTTTAATCTTGCCCAAACCCGCACCGAGTGGCGGGTACCAAGCTAATGACTTGGGTCACTTTAAGAGGGAGTCCAGTAGTATACTACTGTGCTTACTCCAGAGGTGGAAGTCCAAACTTACGTTGAGACTTCCATGGTTCTTCGCTCTACTAGGTCTACGACACTAGCGAATGCCTCGTCGTGAAGGGTTTTATTCTCTTCATTACTAAGCAGTTCTCTAGTTTCGTAGTTCTGGTAGTGTATGTCTGTTAGACTCGATGGTTCAAAATTTATTTGTTCCCCCGAATCCAGCAGGAGGATGCCGTAGTTAGCTCTAGCCTTTTGTACAGATTTTAGTACAAGGGGCTGGAGTTTTGTGATAACTCTCGACCTTAACCGATGAATGTTTTCTTTAGGCTTTAATGGTTTACCCATTAAAGACTGATGAAAATCTTGCATTGTGTTAAGAGCGCCAGCTATCTCATCTAACTTCCGTCCTGAGCCCTGGAAGTTTAAAACGTCAGTTTGTACTACCAAACTTAGAATATAGAGTACGGCTCTGTTTAACAGAGTTCTTACTACATATTCTCGAGTTTTAAGGTGATACATCCTATCGCCACGTTGTTTAGGTTTACGGCTCAATTCAATATAAATATTGAAGTGGTCCTTAAACTTGTTCAATGTGCTTTGCAAACCTGATCTTATTGACCAGCGAAACATAGTTTCAAGCTCTAGTTCCGTGATTGGAACGTCGGCTTGATACCAAGCTATGTGGTCAAGGAGTGCAGGGAAGCTTCCCCAGGCGACCTCAAACGTCTCTTTCGAGACGCAGGGCCGTAAAGGAAACGTTGCAAAGATACATGCTAATGTGGGTTTATAACCCATACTAGCTAAGGCGAATGGAGCGACTGGCGTTTGTTGTTCGTACGCTACGCCACGGTTAGTAAGTTGGCGAAGAAGGTTAGGAAAATCTGCGGGGTATTCCCAGGAACTTTTTAAGGTTTCCGGAGATACCACACTTAATTCCTCACCATCGATAAATATTCGTTTTGCTATTTCAGCAGACGAACTTTTATCTAGTTGCTTTAGAGTATTACTCCCTAGCATTGTGCTAGGAGTGAATCCCTTAATTGGTGATATGTCGACTTGCAGTATGTTGTTCATTATTAATGAATACCATCTTTGCATTTCGGATCCCACCATAGCAACATCATCGCCGATTACTACGTAGTGTGGGCTCTCCTTATTCCGTTTTATATTAGACAGTTTTAAAGCTGTTCGACATATAACGTGATGAGTGAGAGCCAGCATAGCCCAAGAACTATAAACTCCGAGGGGTTGTCCCACTACAAAAGACACCCTTTTCTTATCAGGTGTTTGAAAGGATCTTTTCGTACAAATGGTAAACCAGTTGTCCGCAAAGCTCTTTCCAAACATTTGTGATATGATTTCTCGTTGTAAGACAGCGGGCAGTCTATCAGTGGCCTTAGATAAGTCCAGCGAATATATATCTTTTGATATATGCTGGTAAGGCGGGATAGAAGTCCATTGTTTTACAATATCTGCTACTAAGTCCTGGGACATTGTCCCATCCTCCGGTTGCTTTTCAAGCCACCCGAAGATCCATTTATGGAGACCCTTAAGAGCAGACTGGGAGAACCAGTCACAAATGGCAAAGTATCGTGTTTTGCACCACGGCTCGTATTTTACTGCGAGTCTTGAGTCAATACACCTTGCTTTGGCATCTGACAAGAAGGGTGACTCTGACAGCTCCGCTTTCATCTCGTTGAGAATGATCTGCAGACTCTTATTTTGAGTCTGTAGGGCAACCTCAGAAATAGGATCAATGAGTCCACTGTCGACTATACCTAGGAAATCTTCCTCGATACAGCCTATAGCTGGCCCATTTGGCCCCTTTCTAACTGACATGTGAATGTCAGACAAGTGTGAAAGCTGAGTTAGTCTGAGTTTTTGCTTTTGTACTGGAAACAATTCTCTCAGTACAGATCGAAAAGAATCAAGAATAGCATTTAGAGTGTTTTTGTCTACTTTGGTTTCACCCAAAGCTCGCAAACACCCTCCAACTGCATTATTGATTTCTTTCGGAGCATCCCTCATGGGGTTTACAATACTTTCTATGGAGGGTTCGTCTCCTGGTACTTCACATAATTTTATTATGTCTAGGACCTGGATGGCAAACCGTCTATGGTTAAGTGTTTTAGATGTTAGCAATGGAATCAAGTGTCCTACCCGTAAAGGTAGTCCTTCTGATCCCAGTGAAAGCTCATTAATTAGCTCGAATTTCTGGTCAGCAGCAAATCGAACACAAGCGTCGCGGACTCTTTTTAAGAGTTTCACGGCGTGTGTGCTTCCTTTGCCATTTACCAGCTCTTCGTACCAGTTAATATGCTTTGCTAGCACTTTAACACTTAAAGTACGGTCAATCCCATACGTAACTTTCGCGAAGAAAGGGATTCTGCACACAAATCGTTTAAACGGTTTAGTGCGCCAAATCCTATACCATTTCTGTCGTTCTCTACCTTTTCCTTCATCTTTTATAGACGAGTTAAGGGCAGGTAACGCACCAAGTGGTATATCTTGGTGAATAGGACCAAATATAGTAGTAATGAGTTTAACGATAGCGAGGTCTTTGCTAAATGCACGACGTTTAGTCTTGCGCTTAGTAGAGATCTTTCTACTGTTACTCTTAAAACCGTTATATTTAGTTTTGAGTACCATGCTACAGGCTATAAGCCTGTCACACTGTCCTCATTATTTACTTCCAAAGCACCGGGTCTACTCGTTCCCTTGGCGTTATTGGCTTTTCGTATTTGAGCCGCTTCGCGTCTTCTAGATTCTAGAATTCGCGCCGCAGCCTTACGATAAGCTGATAAAGCGTTAAGACTTTCAGTAAGATTCCTTTGTGCAATCTGAACGTTGATTACGAGCTGTTGAGCGTCGTCTTGAGAAATCTCTTGACTACGTTCACCAATCTCATTTTCAATGTCTCGAATGTACTGAGGCAACTTGTTGAAAGGTGGAACTAATAGATCAGGTACTATTGGTCGTTGGATCCTCTTCTCCCTACTTTCATTAGCAGCGGGTGGAAGAGTACCAGGAGCATCTATAGGTGTCTTCTTTCCTTTAGATGATGGTGTGACCATAAGTGGCCCTCCTCTTATTAGATATTTTCTAAGAGAGTAAGGTCGCCTACGGCACAGCATTTTCTAAAGAAAAGGATGGACCTGTAGGTGCTCTGTGTCTCTTTCTCTAAATACGTTTAGAGATCCGTTCCGAAGACAAAGGATTGAAATCCCTTTGTCGTTCGATATGCACAGGAGCTGTCTAAGACTAGACAGGTTATAGTTCGCCCTTTCCCTACATCAGATTGATCACCTGACTAAGTTGGGGGTTGGCTATGCAACCATCCTATGCGCTATCTAGCTAAA